AAACAACTGCACAGAAGTTTGGGGTTAAAGCTGTGCAAGACTTGAAAGGTCAGGTCATTAAACATTTCTATCCATATTATAATGGACATGAATTATCAGCTACGAAATGTCGAAACTCTATTACCAAAGATTTCTTTGTACAAGGGAGTTATAATGACACCGGATTGTTTGGTCAACAGTTGTTTAAGGGTGGCAAGTATGTCACCATAACCGAAGGGGAGTGTGATGCTATGGCAGCCTATGAACTACTTGGTAGTAAGTGGGCAGTCGTATCCATCAAGCGTGGAGCACAAGGTGCAGTACGAGATATCAAGGAGAGCTTGGAGTTCTTTGATAACTTTGAAAACGTGATCGTTGCTTTTGATAATGATAAAGCAGGAAAGGATGCAGCAGTAAAAGTTGCAAGACTTTTCAAGCCGGGTAAGGCTAGGATACTCACACTTCCTAATGGGTTTAAAGACCCTAACGATATGCTTAAGTCTAACCGACATAAGGACTTCGTTGAATCTTGGTGGTCTGCTAAAGTTTATACACCATCCGGTGTTATCAATGTTACAGAGCAACGTGAGAAGTTTCATAATCGTGAGAAGAAACAAAGCATCCCATATCCTTATGAAGGACTCAACAAAAAGCTGTATGGCTTGAGACAGGGTGAGCTTGTAACTCTTACAGGTGGAACAGGACTTGGCAAGTCTAGTGTAACCAGAGAGATAGAGCATTGGCTTGTGAAACAAACACAGGACAACGTAGGTATCATAGCATTAGAAGAAGATTGGAGACGTACCATTGATGGTATACTTTCCATTGAAGCTAACGCTAGGTTATACATTGACCAAGAACGTGAGAAGTTTTCTAAAGAAGAACTTGATAAGATGTTTGACATCTTGTACGATGGTGAGAATAAAAACAGAGTATGGGTTCATTCCCACTTTGGCACTAACGACATTGATGATATCTTTACCAAGCTACGCTTTATGATTATTGGTTGCGACTGTAAGTGGGTGGTAGTAGATCACTTGCACATGTTGGTAAGTGCAGTGCATGAAGGTGATGAGAGACGAGCCATTGATTCTATTATGACTAGACTTAGAAGTTTAGTTGAAGAGACTGGTGCAGGTATTATACTTGTATCACATCTCAGACGTGTCGATGGAAACAAAGGACATGAGAATGGAATTGAAGTAAGTCTCTCTCATCTACGTGGCTCTAACAGTATTGGTCAGTTATCAGATTGTGTTATTGCATTAGAACGCAATCAACAATCAGACGACCCAGATGAAGCTAGAACTACAAGACTACGTGTACTTAAATCAAGATACACAGGTGATGTAGGTATGGCAGCTAGAGTTATCTATGATGCAGAAACCGGTAGACTATCTGAATTAACTAACGAAGATATAGAGTTTGATAACTCTGGGGATGAAGGCTTTTAATGGATTTAGTATTTGATATAGAAACAGATGATATCCATGCAACAAAGGTATGGTGTATCGTTGCCCAGAATCCTGACTCAGGTGAGATATTTAAGTTCCCACCTAACAAGTTAGAAGAAGGGTATCAGTTTCTTACCACAGCAGACAGACTGATTGGGCACAACATTATTGGATTTGATATTCCAGTTGTAGAAAAGTTTGGAGGAGTAAAGCTTAGTGATAAAAAACTTATTGACACTTTAGTTTTATCTAGACTGTTTAATCCAACACGTGATGGTGGTCACAGCCTTGAGACTTGGGGTTACAAGTTAGGCTATCCTAAGATTGAGTTTGAGGATTATCTTAATTACTCTACTGATATGTTAAACTATTGTGTACGGGATGTACAGTTAAACACTAGAGTATTACAAGAACTTCGAAAAGAGTCGAAAGGTTTTAAACCAGAATGCATTGAGATTGAACAAGGCATTGCTAAGATTATGAAACAACAGGAGCAAGATGGTTTTGCTTTTGATATGCAATCAGCCTTAAGTTTATTAGCCGAGCTTAGAGAAAAGAAACAACTCATTGAGTCAGAGGTACACGAAACATTTAAACCTAAATGGGTAGACACGAAAGAGGTTACACCCTACATCAAGAAAGATGGTAATCTATCTAAGCGTGGTATGACTGATGAAGAATATCAACGTTGTTTAGATACCAATAACTTCAATCCTTTTATGAGACAAACCTTACAAGAGTTTAATCTTGGTTCTCGTAAACAGATTGGAGAATATCTTATAGACTTTGGTTGGAAGCCAGATAGATTTACACCTACTGGTCAGCCTATTGTTGATGAGAAAACATTATCTAAGATAACTCATATACACGAAGCAAAACTTATAGCAGATTTTTTATTACTGCAAAAGCGTATAGCTCAGATTGATTCGTGGGTAGAAGCTGTCAAGGATGATGGTAGAATACATGGATTTGTTATTCCTAACGGTACTATTACCGGAAGAATGACACACAGAAACCCCAACGTTGCACAAGTTCCTTCTGTTCATAGCCCTTATGGTAAGGAATGTAGAGCATGTTGGACTGTACCAGAAGGACACAGCCTTGTAGGTGTAGATGCAAGTGGACTAGAGCTACGTATGTTAGCACATTACATGGATGATAAGGAGTATATAAATGAAATTATTAATGGAGACATTCACACGACTAACCAAAACTTTGCTGGACTTGAATCAAGAGATCAGGCTAAAACTTTCATCTACGCACTCGTTTACGGAGCAGGAGATGAAA